CGCTCAAGACCTACCGATCCAAGCGAACCCGGCAAGCCTTTCTGGGGAGATGGAGAGAATCAAAGGGAGAAGCAGAGTGGGCCAAGCTGAGAGCGGAGATGCTGCTGCTCTACAACTACCGGCAAGACCACCGCAAATAGTCAAAGCACCCTTCCAAGACCGTAGGAAGTTCTGCGTCATACCATGGCAAGCCGTGCAAGACTGGGAGCTGCCCTCAACCTCACTGCGCTACCTCGCAGCCCTGGCAGCCTACGCTAACCCAGCGGGACTAACCTGGGTATCACTCAAGCGAGTCGGCGAAGACCTCGGTGTCTCCCATGTATCAGTCCACAGACATATGACCAGGCTCAAGAACCGCGGCTATGTCGAAGAGGTCAGCAAAGGATGGAAGGGAGAAAAAGCAGCAACCAGACGCATCGTCTATGACGAAGACATCACCCCTGAAGACGCAGTTGCAATCAACTCAGGCAAGGAAGACTGCCGAGACCCAGACATGAAACGAAAGGAAGAACAGATGGCGAGGAAGAAAAAACAACCAACCACCGAGGCAACTCAAGAACCCGTGGGGAGTTTACATAATCTGGTGAACAGTACACCCCAGGAAGGTAAGGAAACAGCGAGGCTGACACTTGATGATGCGGTACGGGTAGCACTTTCAAGTACTCATAAAGTCGATGAGATGGCGCTGCGGTGGCTCGGGATGGCGCTGGAGCTGGGGGCCACCCGCGGAATGCTGGAGACCTGCAGCCGCGAGACAGACCCGGTAGCCGCTGTGAAGGTGCTGGTAACTAGGCTAGACCGTGCCTGTCGGTAGTGCAAAGGTTCGTATGCACTCCATCCAGGCTGGCTGGGGCTGGCCTGCTGCCGCCCCGCCGCCAAAAGGCACCTTATCCCCCCCCCGGTGCCTACACATAGCGTGGGGGGAACCCTCAATTTTTCCTCTGTTTTTTCACGACACGGGGACACGCGGTTTTTCCGAGAAAAAGAACCTCACCCGTATATATAGGGTAGAAACCTAAAAAGGTTTGTTAGCTCTCGTTTATCTTGGCTAGGCTGGATGCCCCCAGTGGACTGGCCCCCGATCTTTTGCTGTTGTTCCTATCCAGGCAGCTTAAGAAGGAAGACCCACCGATACGCCTCGTTTATTCCCTTGGTCGCTAACTACCGATGGGAGGGCTGGGTTATGGCCCCGTGAGCGAATACTACAATACTTGCCAAACAAAACACAAGCACCTAGACTCTAGTCCTACAGATATCTAAGGAGGGTGGAGAATGGAAGGCAATTTGGAGCAAGAACTTAGGTCTGGCGAGGCCAAGCTCTGGAGGAACCGAAAGAAAAAAGATCCGCAGAAGGATGCGAAGCTGCCAGACTTTACTGGCCGCATTAGATGGCACAACGGGACAGAGGCCTGGCTTAGTGCTTGGGAGAATACTTCTGGAGCTGGAAACAAGTGGTTGAAGTTGAATATTGGTGATTACATTACCCCACCAACCCAAAATGAGCATGATCATGCCAAGACCAATGCTTTCCAGCCCCAACCCTTGGATGTAGACAATGAGGTGCCGTTCTAGTGCCCAAGTCTCCCAGGATGGCCAGTCAGATCCCTAGCCTGAATGGCTGGGGTGGAGTTCGGGCGGTGAGGAATAAGCTCGGGCGTTCTGACACGCTGATACAGAACAGGGAAGCGGTGAGCTATACCCTGCTCTGCATGGCCAATACCAAGATCACAGACATTATGACCTGGGATGCTGCTGGCAATATCACGGTTAAGCCTGCGGATCAGATACCAGAACACGCCCTGCAGGCCATAAAGACGATTAAACAAAGGACAGATAAGGAGGGTAATTCTTATCTTGATATCGAGCTGTTCGACAAGGTGGGAGTGCTGCGGCTGTTGGCCAAGGCCTCTGGCCTACTGGATAACCCCGATAGCGATTCAGACAAGCCAAGTGTTATTGGTATCAATGTTCAAGCACCAGAGGCGGTTGAGGTGCATGAATAGGGCCGGCCAGCGGTGTCCTGATATCCATGTCGAATAACACTGGCAGTCGGGGCCGGGGTAAAACCGTTTTACCTCCCCCCTGGTGACCCGACACCCTTATGAAACATAAAGTCTCTGGAGTCCCTTACATGGTTGAATTAGATAAAAAGCCAGCATTGCCCAACTTTATCTCGGGCGTTGTCTTTGGTGCCCTGTTTGTTCTGGCGGCCCAGAGACTGTTTGCACCTGATCCTGAGTTGCCCACCATCCAGCGCACCCCTGCCAGCCAGATTGTTGAGGCCTATAAGCAGGGTGTCGAGGATGCTCTAAAGACCAACCCTGTCTCCTGGCGTTTGGAAGAGGCTTGCCTGGAAGTCTGGGCCAACAAGCAGCCGACACAATGAGCGCAGACAAAGAACAAGTGGGCGGTGACCATTACAAGACCATGGCAATGCAGCCATGGGAAGTCATGGAGTCGGTTCTGACGCATGAAGAGTTCATTGGCTTTCTAAAAGGCAACATCATCAAGTACGCCATGAGAAATGGCCGTAAAGACTCCGATGATGCTGGCAAGGCCAAGCACTACAAAAAGAAGCTAGAAGAAGTTTCCCACGGGATGCGGTTCCTTGAAGACTAAAGAGCAGTCCACCAAGACCATTGGCACAGGCCTGAATCTTGACTTTAGGACAAGTCCTGTCGTCTATAAGTTTCTGCAAAGCAATGCATTTGTCCGAGGTCTAATGGGGCCGGTAGGATCGGGTAAGTCTTATGCTTGCGCCGCAGAGATCATGCTCAGAGCTGTTAAGCAGAAACCCAGCCCCGTGGATGGCATCAAATACACCCGGTTCGCCATTGTGCGTAACAGCTACCCCATGCTGAAGACCACCACCATCAAGACCTGGCTGGATCTATTCCCCGAGGCCACCTTTGGCCCCATGCTCTGGACACCACCCATTACCCACCATATAAGGCTGCCTAGCCGTGGTGATGCAGCAGGCATTGATTGTGAGGTCATATTCCTGGCCCTAGACCAACCCAAGGATGTTAGAAAGCTACTTTCCCTGGAATTGACGGGTGCCTGGGTCAATGAGGCCCGAGAGCTGCCCAAAGCTGTCATTGATGGTCTTACCCACCGGGTTGGCCGCTACCCCACTAAGCGAGATGGCGGCGCTACCTGGCACGGGATCTGGATGGACACCAACCCCATGGACGATGACCATTGGTGGTTCCGCATGGCCGAGAAAGAGAAGATGTCTGGCGCTTACGCCTGGAAGTTTTTCAAGCAGCCAGGCGGGATGATCGAGGTGCCCCCCGATGAGCTGCCCGAGAATCCAGAAGCCAATGACCATGTCTTTTCTGCTGGCAAGTGGTGGCGGCTTAATGAGAAGGCCGAAAACATTGGCAACCTACCCGCAGGCTACTACCAGCAGATGTTGCTGGGCAAAAACCTCGACTGGATCAGATGCTATGCCGGCGGCACCTACACCTATGTGCAAGAGGGCAGGCCCGTCTGGCCAGAGTATGACGACAGCATGATGTCGGGTGATGTTGAGTTTGACCCTGCTTTGCCACTACAGGTAGGGGTTGACTTTGGATTGACTCCCGCGGCCATCATTGGCCAGCGCAAGCCCAATGGCCAGTGGCAAGTGCTGCATGAGATTGTGACCTTTGATATGGGCCTGGAGCGGTTTGGCCAACAGCTCCTAGCGGAATTAAACACCCGCTATCCAAAAGCCCAAGTACTGGTCTGGGGTGACCCAGCCGGTATGGCCAGAGATGCGATCTACGAGGTGACAGCGTTTGATCACCTCAGAACCCTGGGGCTACGGGCGCAGCCTACCCACAGCAATGACTTCAAGGTGAGGCGTGAAGCTGCGGCCATGCCCATGCAGCGACTGATTGCTGGCAAGCCTGGTCTTATTGTGAACAGAGAATGCAAGCTCCTCCGCAAGTCACTTGCCGGCGGTTATCATTTTAAGCGAGTTGCCGTAGGAGCGGGACAAGAACGCTTTAGGGATGCCCCGAATAAGAACGAGCATTCCCACTGTGGCGATGCTTTCGGATATCTCTTGCTGGGTGGTGGTGAGCATCGAAGGCTAACCAAGACCCCGATTGGAGCTGCTGGCCAGGTCATTATGCAGACCCAGGCGAAGACCGACTTTGATGTCTTTGCATAAATTAATCGACTTTGTCCCCGAGCATATTCCCCTTATTGGAGACCCTACCCCGGTCTCTATAGCGCATTGGCTAGCCGAAAACAGCCGGGCAAGCCTTACCGTTCTCCAAGAAGATAAGTGTCTAGCAGCCTTTGGCTTGTGCGCCCTGCATGAGACCGCAGCCCAGGCCTGGATGCTGGTAAGCCCTGAGTATCGGTACAGCCATGCAAAAACCATATTAAGAGCTGCCAAAGAAGAAATTGAGCGATGGCAGATATCTGAGGGTTTCAATCGAGTTCAAATAACGATAGAATTTGCCAATGCCGGTTTTGTTCGGTGGTCAAAGCTCTTGGGATTTCAGCTTGAAGGCTTAATGCGTTGCTATGGACAAGATGGGCAAGATCATTTTTTGATGGCCAGGATTCGATAGGAGATCATCTATGGCAGCGGCACTCCCATTTATTACAGCGACAGCAGCGGTGGCCAGCGTTGTCGTTGCAGACAAGGCCAGGAAAGAAGCCAAACGCGAAGCCGAGAAAGCGCAAGAGGCAGCCGCCGCAGAAGCCGAGGCTGCAAGGGTTGAGTTAGAAAAGCAGACCCGCGCACAAGAAGAGCAGGCAAGGATTGCCGCTGCTCGACTTGAAGAAGAGAAGAAACAGTATGAGGCCGAGCAGTCTAGGATTGCTCAAGAGAAAGCCACCTTTGAGGCTGAAAAAGCAGCACTAGAGAAAAAGACAGCGCAGACCGCAGCCGAACTAGAAGCACAGCGCAGAAAGATTGCAGAGCAAGAATCAGCTCGCATGACAGCGGTTCGCCGCGGTGGCCGGCGCACACTGTTATCAGAAGCTCGCCTGGTGCCAGAACTTGGCCTGGGTTCTGAAGAAGTCAAACTCGGTCAATCCCCAGTTCTATAAGGAATCGCACAATGGCTACGCAAGCAGAAAAAGTTATTCAGGCAGCCTATCAAAAGGCATTGGGCCGCACAGCAGACCCACAAGGTTTAAAGTTTTATACCGCTCAACTTGAGTCTGGCCAGAAAAATATTGGCCAAATTATGGCCGATCTTAGTTTTGCAAAAGATGCCGACTTAAGGGCACGGGTTGCTGACCCTGCCACCCGAAAAGAAACAACCGAGCAAATACTTAGCCAGCCGTTGACTGGTTATGCCCCAGGTGTTCCTGGCTCAAAAACCAAAGCCGACATTGCTCGAAGAAGGCAATACGGGATACAAACTTCTGCATATATTCCCAAACCAGGTGGGTATACGGGTGGTTCGCATAAGGTGGGTGGCGTTGAGCTTGTGCCTGGTGCGCCTGGTTATGATGAGGCAAAGGCTATGCCTATTGTCAAGAAGATGATTGCACCGTATGACAAATCAGTGCAGGCCTATCTTGAAGATATTGGCGAGCTTGATGAGGCAACTAAAGCGGGAATTGAGGCGGCGCAGGCGCAAGAAGCCAAATACACAAAATTACAAGACCTCGCAAAGTCTGGCCAAATCACTGGTTATCAAGCTGAAGCGGCAGCAATGGATATTCAGCGTGGCGTTGATCGGCCTGACTACCTGACTAAAGAAGTCCAAAAACCAGCAACAACTCCAGCCGAGCAAACGCAGGCCACATTAGATCGTTCAAGAGCTGCACTGGCAGAAGAAGAGCGCATGGCTGCAGAGCGAGCTGCTGCTAGGCAACGGGCAAGAATGCGCCGCGCTCGGCCATTGCTTTCTGAACAGCGGTTAGCGCCTGAACTTCAACTTTAATAGGGGTTGATCATGTACGACAGCAAGATGAAAAAGAAGGTATCCAAGGTCATGCGTGAGTACAAGTCTGGCAAGCTGGAATCTGGTTCTGGTGGCAAGGTTAAGAGTCGCAAGCAGGCCGTAGCCATTGCCATGTCTGAAGCGGGGTACAAGAAGAAATGAAAGAAAAAGAGGTTTGGGATAAAGACAGGCCAAAGGGTTTGGGTAAGCCCAAGCAGTTGTCGAAGATGCAGAAGGCAGCGGCAAAGGCGATGGCAAAGAAGGCAGGCCGCCCCTACCCCAACCTTGTTGACAATATGAGGGCTGCACAGAAGTGACCATTACAGTCACCAGGGAGTCGCTGACCACCGAGACCCGACACGCCTCGCCGAGCTTTGGCAAGCGTGATGGTACTCAGGTGCTGGTGGACTATTCCGAGCCATTGCCAATCATTGATATTAATCATTACCGCCTGCATGAGGGCAGGGCATTTATTGCTTATTACTTGCAGAATGGTGTATCACCACTGGCCGATAATGCCAGCATTAACATTGCCATTGCAGCCAATGCAGGCTATTACCCCCACCTAACGGTTAGCGCATTTTGTGGTGGTGATTCAACGCTGTTTATTTATGAGTCGGCAACCGCATCAGGCGGCACAGCATTTACGCCGATCAATCGCAACCGTAATAGCCTGACCACCAGCAATGTGGCCATGACGATCAACCCGACTGTGACTAGCACAGGCACCGAGTTGTTTGAAGAGTTTTTGCCTGGTGGTGTTAAGAAGAAAGCGGGTGGCGGTGGCGGTGATGCGCTTGAGTATGTGATCAAGCCATTAACGAATTATCTAATTCGCCTGACCAATATTTCTGGTTCGGCGCAAACGGCTGAAATTATGTTGGAGTGGTACGAATGAGTGAGCCAATCAAAGATCCCAAAGGTGGGCTGACTGCTGCTGGCCGTAAGTATTTCAAACGCAAGGAAGGGGCAAACCTCAAGCCTGGCGTTCAGGGAGCTGCTGACACTCCTGAGAAGATGAAAAGGAAGGGGTCTTTCCTTACGCGGTTTTACACAAATCCCAGCGGGCCTTTGACCAAAGACAATGGTGAGCCTACCCGCCTCGCACTGGCAGCAAGAGCCTGGGGGGAGTCAGCTCCCACAGATCGATCTGCTGCCGCTCGACTGGCCGCTAAAGGCCGCAACCTGTTGAAACGCTACGAGGCGAAAAAGAATGGATGAAATTTTAGACAAAGGCTATATGGGCAAACGCTTAAGCCCTGACGATATCGTGCGTAGGGCCGAGACTGCCCAGCGCCGAAAAGATCAATTTGAGGATCTGTACCGGGATGCCTATGAGTTTGCGCTTCCACAGCGCCAGCTCTACGGTTACTGGGAAGGCAATAGCCAGGGCCAGAAGAAGATGACCCGAGTCTTTGACTCCACGGCTATCACCTCAACGCAGCGTTTTGCCAACCGCTTGCAGTCTGGCATTTTCCCGCCACAGCGTAAGTGGTGCAGGCTTGAGCCTGGCACCGATATACCGCGAGACCGCATTGGCCAGACTCAGGCCATCCTCGATGCGTATAACGAAAAGATGTTCGCCGTGCTGAAGCAGTCCAACTTTGACATTGCCATTGGCGAGTTCTTGCTTGACCTGGCTGTTGGTACTGCTGGAATGCTTGTTCTGCCTGGCGATGATGTTGCTCCGATCAACTTTATCCCCGTGCCCATGTTCCTGATCTCCTATGAGGAAGGTGCTAATGGCCAGGTTGATAAGGTCTTCCGCAAGCTGCGGATGAAGGGCGAAGCAATTGTTCAGCAATGGCCAGATGCCAAGATGCCCATTGAGGTATCGCAGCGCATCGAGCAGAAGCCTACCGATGAGGTGGAGCTGCTAGAGGCCACCATTTATGATCCAGACCGTGGCGATTGGTGCTATCACATTCTTGATAAGGCAACGAAGCAAGAGTTGGTCTATCGCCGGTACAACGGCAACCCCTGGGTCATCTCACGTTATATGAAGGTGGCCGGTGAGATCTATGGCCGTGGCCCACTGCTGACAGCTCTGCCCGACATCAAGACGCTCAATAAGACTCTGGAGCTGTTGCTTAAGAATGCCAGCTTGGCTGTTGCCGGGGTCTATACCGCCGCCGATGACGGGGTGCTAAACCCACAGACCGTGAAGATCTTGCCGGGTGCGATTATTCCTGTGGCCAGGAATGGTGGCCCCCAAGGCGAGAGTCTGCGCCCATTGCCCCGCTCGGGTGACTTCAATGTCAGCCAGATTGTGATTAACGATCTGCGCCAAAACATTAAGCGTGTCTTACTTGATGAGTCTTTGCCACCTGACAACATGAGCGCCAGGTCAGCCACCGAGGTGGTGGAGCGCATGAAAGAGCTAGCCCAGAATCTGGGGTCAGCCTTTGGGCGCTTGATCAATGAGACCATGGTGCCGCTGGTGGGCAGAATTCTCCAGGTTATGGATGAGCGTGGGCTGATCGATATGCCTCTGCGGGTCAATGGCCTGGAGGTTAAGGTTGCGCCTGTTGCGCCGCTGGCCATGGCTCAAAACATGGAAGAAATTAATTCAATCATGCAGTTTATGCAGATCACTGCGGCCATGGGTAATGAGGGTCAGCTTGCTCTGAAGACGGGTGATGTCATTGACTTTATTGGTGACAAGCTCGGGGTGCCTGCATCTGTTCGGACAACTGCCGTGGAGAGGGCGTTCATTATCGAGCAGCAGCGCCAATTGATGATGCAAGACCAGGCCATGATGTCCATGGCTGGCCAGCAAGAAGCAGTCGCAGCAAACCAAGAAGCAGCAATCGCTCCGCAACAACCTATGGGGTAATCAATGCCAGGATGGGATGAAATAGAAGAAATGACCGGGGAGGGGAAACCCCATAGCAAGAATGACGATACAAACAAACTGATTCTCAGGGTATTCGCTACCGAGGATGGCCAGAGGTTGATGGCCTGGTGGCGTGAGAATCTGCTGGAGCAACCCGTTGCCGTGCCGGGAAGCAGCTCGGATTTTGCGTTCTACCGTGAAGGTCAGAACAGCGTGATCCGAGACTTAGAAGCGCGGATCAAAAGAGCGAGGAACTTATGAGCGAAGAGCAACAAGTCGAGCCTAGCGAACCCGCTGGCCTACTCGATACAGCAGCACCCGAGGAGGCTCAAGCGAGTTCTGAACCAGAGGCAATTGAACACCGATCAGCAGAGTCAATACCCGAGGATGAGCCACTGGAGCGCCCAGACTGGTGGCCTGAGAATTTCTGGCGCAAAGAGGAAAACGAACCAGATTTAGAGGCTATTGCCAAGTCTTGGACTGACATGAGGAAGATAGTCAGCCAAGGCAAGCATAAGGCACCGCCCGATGGGAACTATGACACCGCAGTCTTTGGTGCCAACTTTAACGATGATCCTTTGGCCCCAACCGTTCTAGACTGGGCTAAAGAGCATGGCATTAGCCAGATGGCCTTTGATGACTTGATTCAAAAGGTGCAGTCGGTAGCAGGCGAGCTGACACCCCAGGGGCCAAGCGTTGAAGAGGAAATGAAATACCTTGGGCCAAATGCATCAGCCAAGATCAATTCCATGGTCAATTGGGCCAGAGGCATGGTAAACAAGGGGATATTCTCCCCAGAGGATTTTGAGGAGTTTAAGGTTGCCGGTGGCACGGCCAAAGGCCTCAATATGTTGATGAAGCTGCGCTCCACCTATGAGGGCAAGATGCCGATTGAATCCCAGCCGGTTGAGGGTGGCGAGTCAGATGACGAGCTGCGAGCAATGATCAACGAGCAGTTTTACACTGACCCGGTCTATCGAGCCAAGGTTGAGAGAAAGTTTTACCAGCGTTACAAAGAATAATTTCTCCTCCCCCCTGCCTAGGGGTTTACCCGGCCTAGTGCCGGGTATTTTTTTGTCTTGCATTTTTAAATAGTCTTGTCCTATAATCGGGGCAAGGCTAATTCAGATATCCTATCTGAACCCTGACATGGTGGTAGACCACCGGCTGGCAACCTACTGCAAGCTCTAGGCCCGGGTGACCGGCTAACCGAATGCGAAAAGTTTATCTCTATCAACTTTTTGAAAGGCATTACAAATGGCTATCAATCTAAGCACAGCCTTTGTGACCCTGTTCGATGCCGAGGTTAAGCAGGCCTACCAAGCTGAAGCCATGCTCCGCGGCGCGATTCGGGTTCGTTCTGGCGTTGAAGGTTCTACCTATAAATTCCCTAAGATCGGCAAAGGTGTCGCACAAGTTCGCGTCCCCCAGACCGATGTTGCTCCGCTCAATGTTACCTATGGCCAGATCACTGTAACCCTGGCTGACTACATTGCTGCTGAGTATTCGGACATTTTCATGCAGCAGAAGGTCAACTTTGACGAGCGCCGTGAGCTTGTTCAGGTTGTTTCTAAGGCCATTGGCCGCCGTCAAGACCAGATTATCCTTGACGCTCTTTCTGCTTCCAGCACTTCATTGACCGTGTCCAATGACATTGGTGGTACTGACACCAACCTCAATGTGGCTAAGTTGCGTGAAGCCAAGCGTTTGCTTGATGCCAACAATGTCCCCATGGATGGTCGTCATATCATCATCCACGCTGATAGCCTGTCTTCGCTCTTAGGCGAGACCTCGGTAACCAGTGCAGACTTCAATACGGTTAAGGCTCTTGTGTCTGGTGAAGTGAATACCTTCCTTGGTTTCACCTTCCACACTATGGGTGACCGTGCTGAAGGTGGCTTGCCCATCGATGGTTCCAGTGACCGCACCCTCTACGCATTCCACAAGGATGCAATCGGTATGGCCGAGGGAATTGCACCTAAGACCGAGATCAACTATGTGCCCGAGAAGACTTCCTTCTTGGTTGCATCGATGTTCTCTGCTGGGTCTTCGGCCATTGATGACGAGGGTATTGTCAAAATCACTTGCCGTGAATCGTAAGGAGAACTGAAATGGCTTTTTCATCTACTGGTTGGACGGTCGTTTCGGCGGCAAAGCGGGGACAGGCTCCCTCGATCTATGCTTACAAGACGACTGACGCGATTGCTGATGTCAATACGGCAGGCTACTTCAACAACCTGTCTGACACGCTGCAAGTTGGCGATCTCATTTACTGCGTAACTTCTACCGGCAGCACCGCTGTCTGCACACTCACTCAAGTTCTTAGTAATGCGAGTGGTGTCGTGGATGTCGCAGATGGCACCACGCTTGCTGCAACTGACGGAGATTAATCGCAGTTTGTAGGACATGGCCAGCTTTCGGGGTTCTCGGAAGCTGGCCTTTATCACATTGAGGGGTTGTTATGGCAGCGGGTGATACCGGCGTTTCAATCTGTTCAGACGCACTAATTCTCTTGGGCGCAAAGCCCATTTCGTCATTTAATGACGGGACAGACGAGGCAAACGCTGCGGATCGGTTGTACCCAGATGTTAGGGATTCTTCCCTGATGATGTACCCATGGTCGTTTGCCTATAAGAAGCTCAAGCTCTCACGCTTGGTTACCGAGCCTGTCAGCGAGTGGGAATACGAATATCAATTGCCAGGTGATCGCCTGGGCAATCCAAGGGCAGTCTTTAAAAGCAATAACTCTAGAGAGCGCCCCATGAAAGAGTGGGAAATTCTCGGCGATAAGTTAATGACCAATGAGGAAGAGGTCTACATTGACTACCCTTACCAAACCCCAGAATTTGCAATGCCCCAGTATTTTGTGCAGTTGCTCAAGTACCAGATGGCCTGGCATCTTGCTTACCCAATTACAGAGCAGTCTGAGAAGACACAATACTGGCAGCAAGTTGCTTTAGGTACGCCAGGCGAGAATGGTCGCGGTGGTTACTTTAGGCAGGCCATGAGCATGGATAGCCAGGGCCAACCGAGCCAGGTGATTGAAGACTATGCATTGAGTGCTATTCGCTTCTAATGGCTCGCTTCATTGACTTCCAAACGAACTTCTCAACGGGGGAGCTTGATCCTCTGTTGCGTGGTCGTGTCGATCTCGCGCAGTACAACAATGCCCTGGCCAAGGCTACTAATGTCATTGTGCAGCCCCAGGGTGGTATTAAGCGTAGACCTGGTAGCCGGTACATTGCAGAGCTACCCAATACGGGTTCTGAATCTGCAGGCAACGGGGTGCGCCTGGTGCCGTTTGAGTTCTCTGTTGATGACAGCTATATGCTGTGTTTTGTCCACCAGCGTATGTATGTCATCAAAGATCGGACGGTCATTGCCAACATCAATGGATCGGGCAATAGCTATCTGACGATCTCATCAATTACATCGTCAATGCTCGATGGTTTGAATTTTACTCAGAGTGCTGACACATTGATTTTGGTACACCCAGATCTAGCGCCGATTACGATTGTGCGCGGTGCTACTGATGCAGACTGGACTGCTACGGCCATTACCTTTAATTCTGTGCCGCAGTATGCATTTTCGTTTAGTGTCAGCAATCCAGCAGCAGCTCTGACACCATCTGCCACTTCTGGAAATATCACACTAACGGCCAGCGCCTCAGTGTTCTCAGCGTCTGATGTTGGCCAATACATCAATGTTACGCCGCAAGGCAGGCTGCGAATTGTCACCTATACATCAGGCACAGCAGTTAATGTTGTGGCCGAATACCCACTGTTTAACACCTTTACCATTGCCCAGAATGACTGGGAGCTGGAAGCCGGCTATGAGGATGTCTGGTCAGTCAGTCGAGGCTGGCCACGCACCGTTACATTCCATGAGGGCCGGCTCTTTTTTGGTGGTTCAAAATCCAGACCGTCCACCATCTGGGCTTCTAAGATTGGCCTCTTCTTTGACTTTGCTCCAGAAGAAAATCTGGATGACGATGCGATTGAGGCAACGCTAGATACTAATCAGCTCAATACCATCACGGCCATTGTCTCGGGCCGAGACTTTCAGTGCTTCACAACTGGTGGCGAGTTTTATGTGCCGCAGACTGGCACCGAGCCTATCACGCCCACCACCTTTACCTTTAAGGCTGTTAGTCGTAATGGCATGAAACCAGACACTACCGTGCAGGCTTTAGAGTCTGGGTCGGTATTCATTCAGCGCCAGGGTAAAAGTCTGAATGAGTTCTTGTTCTCTGACACGCAGCTCACCTATGTGACCCAAAAGATTTCGCTGCTTGCCGGCCATTTGCTTAAAGGGCCGCACCGCATTAGCCTGCTGCGCTCCACGGCCAGTGACCAGGCAGATCTGCTTTACCTAGTCAATGAGGATGATGGCTCCATTGCGCTCTTCTCGATCTTGCGTAGTCAGAACATTGTGGCACCGTCTGAGCTGATAACTGATGGCGAATTCCTTGATGTTGCCACCGATGTTGTCGATGTCTACACTGTGACCAAGCGCACATTTAACAGCACCAACAAGTACTTTATTGAAGTCTTTTGTGAGCAATGCTTTACAGATTGCGCTTTCACTGGTGCATCTGCTGGCGGCGCGACAAGCCTGCCGCATGAGGGTGCCACGCTCAATGTCATCTGCGATGGGGTGCCCCAGGGTGATGAGGTTGTCAGCTCTGGTGCCGTGCTGTTTGATCGTGAATCAACCACGAGTTACGAGGTGGGCCTGCCCATGACGGTTTATGTACAGACCATGCCAGCCGAATTAAATTTGCAGAGTGGCACAAGGACTGGGTTTAAGAAGCGTATTGCCCAGGTCAATGCTGTTGTCTTTGAGACCCAGCACATAAACATTAATGACCAGATCGTGCCATTTAGAAACTTTGACAATCCTTTGCTTGACGATCCAGTGCCAACCTTTACCGGCATTAAGCGCCTGGATGGGACGCTGGGTTATAGCCGAGAGGCAGCGATTACTGTGCAACAGACCTTGCCATTGAAAATGACTTTACTCAGCCTGGAATGCAAGCTGGCTGTACACCAAGGAACTTAAATGGCTACTACTCCCAACCCTATGACTAGCAGCCTCGATATGATTACCGGGGCAGCAACGGCCACCTCTGGCCTGTTTACCTCGATTGCTTCGGCCTACTCCACTAAGGCGCAGGGCTACCTTCAGCAAGCCGGCTATGCAGCCCAAGCAACTGAGGATCTGCGCCTGGCTGGCCTGCGAGCTGACAAAGCGTTTGAGTATGCTGACATTCAGGCCAAGCGCACTGCACTGCAAAATACCTTTCAGCAGATCAACTTCAAGATTGCCGCAGTCAAGAGCATGGAGAATCTGCGCCGTACCAATGCAACAGCTCGAGCCAGGGCTGCTGCCAATGGCGTGGCTTATAACGAGGGCAGCGCCATTACAGGACGCACCCAGAATGTGGCCAATACTTTTCAAGACATTGGGATTATCGACTTGAGCGCACTGGCCGCTCGGGTGACGGGTTATGAGGATGTCGTCAATATTTTGAAAGCAGGCGCTGACACAGCGTTCTATGAGCGTGAGGCTGCAATTGCTAACACCCGTTCAGCTCTGACCGCTGGATCTTATGCGGCCAAGAAGACTGGCCTTATGTCTGGGGTGCAGCTTGCCGAGGGTGCTTTGCAGTTTGCTAAAACAGTTCCAGGGATTGGATAGTAATGGCTCAATTACCTAGCGTTACCCCATACAACATCACCGTGACTGGTGTAGGTGGAGCTGCCACGCCAAGCGTTGGCTTTGGAGCGCAGCGCCGGCCAGATGTTGCTTACCAGGCACAGGCTGAATATCAGCAGACGCTATCCAAGACATTGGACAGGATCAGCGGCGCATTGTTCGGCATGGCCGAGGTTTCTTCTACGAGGGCAGGCAAGCAGTTCGTTGCAGACAATCCATTGTCTAAAGAGCAGCTTGATGCAATGGTTTCTGGCCAGCCTGGTGTTATTGATATGGGCAGTCCATTTAATGCCTACTCATCTGCTGTGCGTAAAGCCAGGGCTATCGAGCTGTCTGCTTATGCAGAAGTCGAGGGCCAGAAGATGATCGAGACTTTAGAGGCTGGCGTTGCCATGGGCCAGGTTGAGGCGCTCGATGCCATGAACCAATTTAACAATTTTGTTGATGGCGTGTCATCCAGCCTGGCCGAACAAGAGCCTGATGCTTCGTTTAAGTTTCGCGCATCGATGGCCACGGTTGGCAGATCCTTCATTAACAATGTAGCCAGCACCCAGCTTAAGCGATTCCAAGAGCAGAACCGAGCAATAACCGATGAGTCATTCAGATTGACAATGGTTGACATTGGCCGGGAGCTGACCAAGGAAACGCCAGATCCACAGGTCTTTGATGTCATTGAGCGCATGAAACAGAAGTTTCTGGTCAACTCAACTACGCTGGTGGGCAATACAAATGCTGGTGCTTATGTCCCCCGTTTTGAAAAAGAGATCCTCGAGATCCAACAGAACATGGCCAGGAGTTACATCAGTGCTGGCACCGATCCCTATGAGCAGTACGAAAAGATTCGCCTGGGCAAGACTGGCAATAGCCTGCTAGACGCGCTCACTGGCATTGATGCACCTACTCGCAGGCCGCTGATGGATGCAGCCAGGAAAGAGTTGGTTGAGGCCGAGTCGATTCGCAAAGAACAAGAGACCATTCAACAAAGGGCAGGCCAGGATCTTGAGGTGTCTTTTGTGGATGCTATGGCCACCAGGGATATGGGGCAGATGAAGTCTGTTCTGGATCGCCTGCGTAATACTGACCCGACAAGATATGTAAAGCTCAAGAAGGATTATGAGAACTTTGATGCTGTCTTTGCTGTTCGGGATGATGGCAATGTTGTGGCTGATCTTGAGCGCAGGCTGAACAATCCCTATGGCGCAAGGGTCACCACTGAAGAGGTTTACAAGTTGCGCGCATTTTTAACTCAAGGTAGCTTTGCCAAATACATCAATGCAGCCAAGGCTATGGATGATGAGCAAGTTGATTTTATGGTGGATCAAGCGGCATCTAGACTTGGCATGATGCGTGGCTCAGTAATTAATTCCAATGCATTGCGCCAAAAGAATGAGCGAATTATTGCCGAGTTAAAAGTAAAGTTTTTTGAGGCCAGAAAAACTAACCCGGCGATCAATCCGCTGGAGTTCTTGGACAACAACTTTGAGAAAGCCAAGGCAACCACAAGCAAATCAGTAGACTCTGCCCTGGCCTCTAAAGTTCAGTCCCGCCCCTATAAGACAATTCAAGCCTTTGATGATGCAATTCGCAAGGCAAGCATTGCTCAAAATGCAAAACAGGTTAGTGAATTAACTCGGCAGAAGAATGAACTGCAAGATGCTATTGACCAGGGCATTATCGATAAGAACGGCAAACTAGTGAAGGGTGGCCAGTAATGAATGTCGATGAAATGTACGCAATGGCCTTGGCCAATCGACAGACCAATATGCCTGTTGATGTCATGCGCGATGGTTCTGAAGTTGTGAGCGCGAGGGAAGCAGACGGTTCACTTCGCATTGACATTTATGGTGTCGGCGATCAGGCAAGAGATGAGCAAGTAACTGCACCGCCGCCTGGCATGATGGCACCCATGGCTGCGCCTGCTGCTGCACCTGGCATGACCCAGTCAATGGTTGAAGAGATGTTTGCCGGTGGTTACCCAGAGGGGGCTGCACCTATGTCAGCTCGCCAGTTCTTGGAGACTGCTGCGGATGTTCCCGCTGGTCTGGTCAAGGGCGCGATACAAGGCACCATAGGCCTGCCTGGTGACATCGAGAGCTTGACATACGGGGTGCGTGAGATCCTTAACCGCGGGGCCGGTGAGAGCGCCCTGGATGCGTTTATTAATGGCCTCGAGCAAAAGACCATACTGCCCACCACCGAGAATGTGAAGCAGTGGCTGGACACCAATGTTGGGCCACTGGTGCCTGCTGGAGCTGATCAGCGCAGGGTAGAAGCTGCCAAGACTGCTGAATTTGTCGGTGAGCTTGGCGGTGCTGGCCAGACCATCATTGAGGGCACCAGGGCTGCTGCTCGCGGTGCAAGGCAGATTGGCCAGGAGATCCTGACCGAGGCACCTGTTGGGGCTGTTAAGTTAGCCCAAGAGGCTGTGCCATTTGTAATGACCAATGCCACGCCCAAACGCATGACCCAGGTTCAAAAGATCGTAGACCAGGGCATTGCTCAGAATATGTCGGCCACCAAGATTCTGCAGGCAGTAGAGTCTAGGACTGCCCAAAAGGTTACTGGCGCACAAGCTAAAGAGATTAAGCAGTACATCTTCGACAAGACACCCAAGGGTCAGATTTTCTCTGACCAGGCATTTAAGGATCTGGTGGCGCAGCCGTTCCCCATGGAACCATCGACTGCCAACTTTGCCGGTTCATTTAATGCGGCCATGGACTGGCTTAATACGCTGGATGCCAATGGCCTTAGAGTTGCAGCTCAAGATGCCAATGCTCGCCTGGCACCGATTCTTGGTACATCCAAGGATGGTAAGGTTAATCGATTGCTGACCACCAATGGCAAGCTGCTGAAGACCGAGAAGGGTCTTGAGGGTAAGACACCCATTGAGCTTCCTGATGGCCGTAACATTGAGAGCGCAGGCCTGGCTATCTCCCCGGCATTTAAGGTGGGCAAGTTCAGCACCTGTCCCAATTCTGCAAGCTGCGCCCAAGAATGTCTTGGTAAAACTTCTGGTGGTTACTTTGCTTATGGTGGTGGCGCTGACTTAGAGGCCATGAAGGGCACCAGGCTCCGCAGCTTCCGCATGACACAGGCCATGTTCAGAGAACCCGAGGCCTTTGCCATCAAGATACACAATGAGATCATTTCCCTTAAGCGAGCAGCAGAGAAGGGTGGCAACGCCCTGGCCATTCGTTTGAATGTTTTATCTGACATTGATCCCAAGGTGCATGAGGCCATCATCAAGGCTCACCCTGATGTCTTCTTCTACGACTACACCAAGATGAAGTACAAGCCCATTGCGCCCAACCATCATTACACCTACAGCTCGACTGGTACCACGCAGAAGGCTGGCCTCAATGGCATGACGGTGGATGTTGAGAATCCTCATACCAACTGGGAACAGATGAAAGCCAGGCTCGATGGTGGTGACAATGTGGCCATGGCCTTTAGCAGCAAGAAGGCGCTACCTCAAAGTGTTCTCGATGAGGCAACTGGCAAGGTTTATACCGTCATTGATGGGGATGCCTATGACTTTAGGCCAATGGACAAGCAGCTACCCGGCACCGATGGCGTGATTATTGGATTAAAGAATAAGGCCATGACTCGCAAGGAATCTACCGCAGTGCAAGATTCCAAAGGGTTCTTTGTGCCCTATGACCCCCAGTTCTTAAAAGATGGCAAGAAGCTGGCAAGGGATCAGTTTGGTGATCCGATCCCTGGCAATACACAAGTTGTCATTCCTCAACAAAAGCGCAGAATTATTGATATAGCGGTTGAAGGAAAAGCCGGGCCATTAGATACTGGTGAGCAAATTACCGAAAGGGCAAAACAATGATTACCGACATTGTCCTCGATGAAGAAGACTTCCTTCAGCAGTTCCCAGACAGCGAGCAATATTCAGGCGAGGGTTTACCCTATGCTGACTGGTGGGAAACTGGTGACGATCCTTTGGCCGTTGGCCAGCCAGTAGATATTGCTACTATGTTTGGGCAGGGGTAAGCAATGGCAATTCCACCACTAACCCAGAGGCTGGATGATTTGGCGGTGTCTGCCGCCGAGAGCGAAACAGAAACTGGGAATACCTTAACCCAGCAGCAAGCTATTACGCCGCCTGTTATGAGCCTTGAGCAGGCTATACCAGCAGAAGCGCCACAGCTTGCCGGCAAGATTGAGGGCTTGCGTGGTCTGGGTAAGATCATTAAAGAAGTTACCAAGACTGAGCCACCCGCCATCACTGATCCGCTCAAGCGTATTGAAAAGCCCACGCCTGATGCACCAGAGATTTTGCCTGGTGATGTTCCCGCGGATGTCAAGAAAGAGCTGCGTAAGTCTGCACCCGTGCGAGCCGTTGGTGACAAGATCATTGTGCAGCCAGGATCACCCGAGCTGTTTAAACAGGTCACCGATCTTATGGAGACCGTACCCATTGAGGGCAGGCCACCACAGGTCAGGCCTAATATGGATATCTTCCAATCTGAGGATGATGTCAAGAAATTTGCTGTTGCAGCCACTGAGCATTGGAAGGATTGGGTGGATGTTCAGCGCAGAGCTGGCCGCACCCTGGAAGATATCATTGATGAGGCCGAGCGTTTCTTAGTGGTAGAGGGTGCAGGCAAGGCACTCAGGATGCTAATCAACCGCAAGCCTGGTGACCGGCCATTCTCCGACTTTGAGAGTGCAGCGGTCAAGATTGCCATGATTGACATGGCCAATGTGGTGACCAAAGAGATTGACCTGGCGCTTGAAACCAATGACCCAGCGCAACTCCTCAAGGCCACTCGGCTGATGACCATGTACGGTTACAGCAATGCAGCCGAGCTGGGTAATGCTGCTGACTATGGCCGCGGCCTGGCAGTGCGCCGCATGATCCCTGGGCCTGATGAGGCTAGGGTCAGAAGGATGCAGCAGATTGTCGAACAGGTTCGCCCAGGTGCTACGCCAGTACCAGGCCAGCCTGGCGTTATGCCGCAGACTGCAACCGAGGTCACGTCTGCCATGCAAGATATTGCAGACATGGGTGGCGCTGACAATGTAAGAAGGGCGCTCCAGGCTTTTCGGGCGCTACCTGATGTTGACTCCAAGACTAACTTTGCAAGCCGTTTGGCTCGCGCTTCCCTTGATGCTGTTGCTGAGATCTACACAAGCGCATTGGTATCGAACCCAGTCACGCATTCATTCAATATCTTGGGTACACCGATTCATGTTAGCGCCATGCTGAGTGAGCGTTATGTTGCTGCTGTGGGCCGCGGTGATAAAGAGATGCAGGCAGCAATTTTTGCTGGTGTTCGTTCAATGCCCAAGTATTTCAACCAGGCACTGGCTGCTGGCACAAGGGCATGGAAGACCGAGATGCCCTCGGACATGACCACCAAGTTTGACCAGGATCGAATTGCTGTAACGCCGCAAAACTTTGGCGTTGCTCCTGACACCATGCTAGGCAAGACTATTGATTATTGGGGCCAGGGCATGAGGCTGCTTGGCTTCCGAGTCCTGACCACTACAGACGAAACTTTTAAAGCATTGCTGCGCGGCATGGAGATGGAGATTCAATCCTCCTATGAAGCAGGCAAAGCATTTAACTATAAGCTCGACAATGGCGGCACAGTCGAGGAAGCAACTAATATGGCTCGGGATGCATACCAAAGGGCCATGGCCTCTGATGCTACCTATGACCAGGCTGCTGAGTTTGCCAAGATTGCCACCTTCCAAGATGACTTGCCGGGTGAGATTCTTGCCCAGGCACAACAGGTGATGACGCACCCCATGATGAAGATTATGGGTTTCCCATTCTTCAAGACTCCCATGCAGATTGCATTGCGGGTGCAAGAGCGCAGCCCATTGGCTGTGATCATGCCAAGGTTCTGGAAGGCTATCGTTTCGCCTGAGACTGAAGAAGCGCGTAGCTTGGCCCTGGCTAAGTTTGGTATGGGTTCGATGATCGGCACCAGCATCATGGCCTCTGACTACATTAGTGGTGATGAGATCAAGATAACTGGCTATGGCCCCAGCAGGCCAGCAGAGCGTACACGATGGCTTGAGAAGCACAAGCCCTATGCCGTGGGTGTCAAGCAGCCTGATGGCAGTTATACCTGGATTGACTATTCTCGCTATGACCCGATCTCTGGGGTTATTGCAGGCTGGGCTGATACCCGAGACACCATCCTAAAAATGGACGATCCAGAAGCAGAAGAGAATCTGGTTATGGACATGGGCCTGGCCACTTACCAGTACATGACTGAAGCGCACCCCATGCTCGACTTTGCTTCGCAGCTTAACTATGTGATGGGTTCCAGCTTTGACCCGGCAGAAGACAAGGTACAGCGCATTATCGAGTTATTCCAGAAGCAGGCTACCGATGTCGCTATGAATGTTGGCCAGAGCATGGTGACTGGTGGACTGTATCCACAATCACTTGCTGCTACCTTGGAGCGCTACAACAACCCATTAAGTAGCCAGACCTTGCCAGCAGATCAGTACGACTATCTGAGTGGGCCTGGCTTTAGGATAGGCCTGCGCGGTGCCTATGAGTCTATTCAAAAGGCCAGGTCTCGCAACCCTCTGTTTTCGGACGATACCTTTGTGCGCCATAACGAATGGTTTGAACCTATCGAAACTGGCCCTGGTGATCTGACCACATTCTTGCCACTGCGTATTCAGAACAAGAAATTTAATGCCATCAATACAGAGCTGGAGTCTTTGGGTGGCGGGTTTGAGAAGTTGCAGCCCAGCATGGGCGAGCCAATGATCAAGCTCAACGATATGCAGATGGAGCGATACAAGGAGCTGTACAACTACCCCGCTCGCTCAGTCTATGCCCTGGAGGCGCTGGGTGGATTTGACAGCGCACTGGTGGGCAACATGACCGATGAGCAGAGAGAGTCTGCCCTGGCTTCTGTCATGGAGATGTACCCACCAAGGAATGAATACCTGTTCTCGGTCATCAGCTCGGAGATGTATCAGAATACCTATGACGATATGGGCGAACTGAGAGCTACCGAGAAAGGCGAGAAGCTCGACTATCTCAAAGCTGAGAATGGCCGGTATCGATCCATGGCCAAGAAGCTCATGCTCATGGAGTTCCCCGAGCTTCGTAAGCTGATTGAGCAGCGCGATGCATACGAATTGAAGGAGGGCCGTAAACCAAGGAACCTTCCGCTGTCATCTGAAACCTATCAAAGAGTAATGAAATAAGGAGCTAGGCTATGGCCGTACCCATTTCCAATGTCACCCGCCGGGTAGTGTATGCCCCATCAGGAACAGGGCCATACGCCTTTACCTTCGAGATCCTGGCGCAGACAGACATCGAGGTTTATAAAGGTGACACGCTGCTCACTCTAACCACCGACTATAGCGTCACCATTAACGCCAATGGCACGGGGTCTGTGACCCTGGTGGCCACGGCAGGCACAGACAACATCACCATCATTGGTGCCAGGGCTATCCAGCGCCTGTCAGACTTTGTGACTGGTGGCGACTTCTTTGCCAATACGGTGAACGATGAGCTGGACAGTCTGACAATTTTTGCCCAGCAAAACTCTGAGGCTGTATCCCGTGCATTGCAGGCACCAGAGACTGATCCCACCACAATCAACATGACGCTGCCCAGAGCTGCAACCAGGGCGAACAAGACCCTGGCCTTTGACTCTAATGGCAACCCGGTGATCGGCGAGATCATTGGTGACAACCGTGGGAACTGGGCGGCTGGCACTGCGTACAACAAGCGCGACATTGTCAAAGACACAAGCAATTACAACATCTATCTTTGTAATACAGCGCACACTTCCAGTGGCTCACAGCCCATTAGCACCAATACCGATGCTGCCAAGTGGGATCTGCTGGTGGACGCTGCGGCTGCTGGCGCTGCTCAGACTGCGGCTGAAGCTGCACAAGCTGCTGCGGAGGCGGCGCAAGCTGCTGCTGAAACAGCAGAGACTAA